GCCTTAAAGTAATTTCACTTAAATCATTTGGTACTGTAATATTGATATTCATACTTATATAACGTTTTTAAAATGGTTTTTTATAGTAAGGTAAATATAATAAAAAAAGGTAAGCATTTCTGCCTACCTAATTTCAACTTAACTTAACTACTAAATCATACTTGCTTCGTGACAAGTGCCAGAACAAACTCCAGCTCTTTCTATTTCTGCACCACATTCTGTGCATTCATACTCTTTGTATTCTGGTGGACTATACCAATCCATAATATTCTGTTTTAAGTTTACCATTACGGTAATGTTCTACAATTACACCAGTTGATAAAGGTACTACCTTATATGGTCTGATGCTTTTCTTTACTAAAAATCTGTTTATTAATTTTTTCATTATTCTTCTATTTCGTTAAATACTGCGTGTTCTAAACAAGATCCACATAATTCATCACTTAAATAAGATGCTTCTGCACCACAACAATTACTATACATATGCTTTCTCATTTGTTAGTTCATTGTATTCTTTGATGTATTCTTTGGCATCATCTAAAAAGGTTGGTGCAATATCTTTTAACACACCTCTGTCATCTTGCATATATCTAAAGTAGGTTTCTAACCTTATTTTAATAGCATATAGCTTTTTAAATTCTTCTAATGGTAATTTTACTGTTTCTTTCATATCTGTTTTATTGATTAATATATCACAATATACAAACTTATTAACATATACACAAACTTAATTTAGTGTAAAGCATATTTACCAAAGTTTGGTCTGCTTAGAATTGAGTAGGTTGCATAACGACAAGGATCAATGATATGGTTATTTTTATCTTCTGGAGTATTTATGAGCATACCACTTTTATCTTCTTTCCATTTGTAGTTTCTAAACTCACTTATGGCATTTGTTGAGGTGGATAGAATATGTATCTTATATCTCTTTAATAAGTCAATACCAGCATTCACACTATCCTTACCTTTTATGCTAGAAAATATATTGTTACCCATTGCCCTAAGTTCTGATATTAATCTAGGTTCAGCACTATCTGCATAAATTGGTTTGCTTGTAAGGTTTAACTCTTTAAGGAAATTGTTTATATCACTTGTGGTCATTTGTGTTCTGTACAAGTGTTCTTGTATATAAAGATTATGTCCTTGACTGTAAACAGAAACAAAAGTTGTTGGATCATTGGTATACCCAAAGTCCATCCCATATGCAATTAGTTCTGCTTCTTGTGGTATCTGATTAACCTCAACATACTTAAATATAGTGCTTCTACTGGCTGACCTTTCACCTAACCCATATATCTGCCAATATTGTTCATCTGTGTCTCTAAGCCTCTCTATTTCACTTCTTATAGATGCTTCAATAAAAGGATTGTCTAGGTAGGTTGTTTTGTAAAACACACAATCATCTCTAGGTATTAGCTTGTCATATATCCAATGGTATTCATCTGATGGATTAAAGTCTAATATTATTCTATCTTGTGTTCTAAATAGTAATTGCTGCATATCTTCATAGTACAACTCATTACCCTCATTGACAAATAGCAAATCTCTTTTCCTACCTCTAATCTTTTGAGGTTGGTCTAAAGATATAAATTCAACTAGGTTGCCAAATAGGTGATATTCAGAGTTAGACTTATTGTGATACTGCTCACTATAACATTTGTAGTTTTGGAGTATAGCCATAAAGTCTCTCATTACAGTTGCCCTTAAACTGGGAAATGATTTACGACAGATGGTTATTATCTTATTGTTGTTGTTTGCACAATAGTTAAATATGATCCACAAAAGTATGTTGTAAGTTTTACCAGACCTAGTACCACCTTGTTCAACTACAATCTTTTTATCTGTGTTGGCTAAATGCTTGTAGACTATATTAGTCTGTATCTTCGGTTTTATCAATTATCTCTATTTGAAAATTAGTTGGCATTCCATCTGCACCAGTTATTTCTTGTCTTTCAATATAACCTCTTTTCTTACCTTTTGTTTTTAGATAGAATATTGTAGCTGCTGTTGAGTTGGCAGATATTTGTTTGTGTAGTTGGCTTTCTGCAAAGTCTAGTGCTACATTCTCAATATCCCTTACCTCAATGGCAAATGCTTCATCTTCTTTAAGCCACTTATAGTAAGTGCTTCTAGGTATGTCTGCTTTCTTACAAGCTACTGTAACAACTCCTAAACTTTGTTCAAGTGCTTTTAATAGGCTTTCTTTTTTTATGTGTCTACTTTCGTTCATTTCTTATATTTTTCATTTAATATTTTTGGTACTGCATTGTTCCAAGATACCCTATGATGCAGCCTTGAATTCTCTGTATTCAAAACAGATACCTTTACTGATGATGGACTAAACAAAACACTATAAAATGATTTTATATATGTTCCACTAGCTTCATAAATATCTGACATACCACCTTTGTTGCTTTGAGTGTCTGTTTGTTTAAGTGATACATTAGGTATTGTAAAAAACAAATTACCAACAGAGCCTAATCTAGTGTATATATTTACATCTTCATTTATTGTACCCATAAACTTAAATGGTCTTTCTGTACTACAAAAAAAGCTATTCATACACTTTCTTTTTAAAGTAAGTTTCTTTGCCATACCACTTTGATCACCACCAATCCAATCACCATTTTGTGACATTGCAATACTTTTTGCTGGTATTGATTTATAGAATTTTAATAGTGCTATAAATATATCATCAACATTATTTATATATCCTCTACCTTGATTGTAATAAAGTTTATCATCAAACCTATAACTAAAATCTGTATAGTCATCATCCATTTGCAAGAAATAGGTTATGCCTAATTTTTTAGCAATATCAAAACAAGCATTCCTAGCATACACCACAACTCTTTTATCATCAAAATTATCAGCAGTATCAAATTCTATATCATCCTTATTAAATGATATTACTTCATCTTTATATTTTGATTTATATTCATCTAACTTTTTATCATCAGTTGAACATATTAAATACTTCTTGCCAGTATAGCCAAATCTATCTAGGGTTTTATATGTCTTAATATTATCTGGTCTGCCAAAGGTTAAAATAAAAACTGCAAAATTGTTATCTATCATAATATACCATTCTTTTTATAAGACTTTGCAATGTCATTAGTTAATTTAACATATCCACTTTCTATTGCTTTATCAAAATCAATTATAATTAATGCTGATCTTTCCATTAAGTCTTGTACCTCTTTGTTAGAGTTTGCATAATAGTCTGCTATTTTACTATAATCAAAAACAATATGTCTTTGTGCTGATTTAATTAAAAACTTCTTTTCAGTTTCATCTAAGGTTGAGTTATTAATATCAGTAATTAGTTCTTTGTATTTAGCATCATCTGTTAAGTCATTAATGTTTGGCTTTTCATTGTTTGGTTTATATGTTGGTGCTTCAATCTTTCTGGTATATTTTTCTTCTTCTGTATCTTCTGCATCAAATGGAAAACCATCTAAACCCCAATCTTCTAATTCTTTTAACTCCCATTCATTTGCTAAACTATCCCAATCCCATTCACCAAACCCAACATTGTCTTTTACTATAAATTCTTGTTCTTGTTCTTTTGTAAGTTCATCTGCTTTTAAAACATACACCTCTTTCAACCCAGCTTCATTACAAGCCTTTAATCTCATATTACCACCAAGCACTACCATATCTTTATTTACTACAATAGGGCGCAGCTTTAGCATCTCTGGAAACTCTTTAATTGACTTTACTAATTTTTTAAACTTACTATCTTTTATAAATCTTGGATTGTTTTCATTTGGTATTACCTTACTAATCTTTACAAGTTCCATATATATAACGTATTTAATTTATTTATTTCCTAACTTTAATTTTAACAGTCTTTCTCTTATTGCTTTTCTTTCTTTACCTTTTGGTAATTTGTCAAATAGTTGTTGTAGCTTTTGTATTAGTTTCTTGCTCATAGTTTTTCTATTTCATTTAGTACTTCTTGATAGTATTCTAGTGTTATCTTGTTGTGTGGTTTTATTATTTCATTTTCTAGTATAAGGCTTATATGTAGTTTAGCACATTGTTTTGCTTCTGTGCTTGTTGTTGTTTCCACATAAAATGCTTTTGCTAATTGGTATGCTTTCTCTTTTGGTGTTTGCATAAATAGCCATTCTTTTTCTATCATAGTTCTATTATAGTTGCCAATGATTTATTTAATACCCAAAACTCTTTCTCTAATCTTTCTTTATTTTCAAATAGTGTTGATGCTGGTACATTATAAAATCTCTTATAAATATTGTTTAAATCTAGTTTACTTACATTGAAAACATATACTCCAGTATTATCTTGTTGTACATAAATATATTGTTTGTTTGTTTTCTTTGCTTTGTCTAAATTAACTAATGTTTTGTTTACTTCTAAAAAAGGATCTTTATATTCAGATGTTCTGTTTTTAATTTCTACAAGGTAATTATTATCAAAAGCATCATAAGAATTATATTGGTCTAGATGTTCTTGTAGATTTAGATTTTTCTTTTTGTTTAAAAAATGTACTGTTTCTGATTGTGTCATATGGTTTTTAAATATACTTATTTTCTGTTTGTGTTATAATATCCAACACTAATTCATAAGGCACTTTACTTCTTTCATAGTTTCCTTTTAAACCTTGTGTTCCAGTTCTTGATCCTCTAGGTGCTGGATCGTGTTGGCATTTCTTGTTACCATTGTAGCACATAGTTCTTGGTTGCCACCCATTCAAATTAAACATATCTCTAATGTTATTAGAAAATATATCTGTTGGCTTCATTCTTGTATCACCGTAACTGCAATAGGTTACTGTTGTTCTATCCATACCTTTCATAAAATGCATCTTTCTTAACATTGCTCTAGGGTTTTCTATGTAA